TCGCCGTAGGCCGCCACGCTGACCGCGTCCTCGTACCAGTCCCGCACCTCCTTGCCGACGACCAGCACGCGATTGACGATCGTGCTGGCCGAGAGCCGCTCCTTCAGGCTCTGGTACGGGAATGAGCTCACGTTGTCCGGGCTGTCGGACAGCCACCAGGCGCACACGTTCGTCTCGGCGGTAAAGTAGTGCAGCGCCTTGGCTTCGTCAACGTACCAACGCCCTCCGGTCCTGGCACAAATATCGGCTAGAGCCTGGCGCAGGCTCACGTCCTGGAACGTGATCGTCGTGCTGGCCTGGAGTGTGGAGACGTAGGTCGTCGCGTCGATGTCCGCCCGGTAGCTGGCGAACAGGTCGGCAATGATCGCGCTGTCGGCCTGGGCGCTGTAGGCCTCCTCGCCGTCGATGACCGCTTCCTCGACCAGGATGTTATAGTCCTGGCACCGGATCGACATTCGGCGTCCGGGTAGGGCCAGCGACAGCAGGTCGTTGTCGATGTCCACGACCTCGCCGGCGAACAGTGTCGTGCCGTTGTCGGTCACGGTCACCGCGTCGCGCGTCTGGATGCCGAGGCTGGCATCCAGATCGTTCAACTTGAACGAAAGGACGGCGGTGAACTCACCCGCTGCCTGCTCGATCCGGAGCGAATCCCGGTATAGATTCGTGGTCCGGTCCACGCCACCGATCGTCAGTGTTTCCGCCATCAGCCCACCACCTTCTGCAACCCGCGCAGGCTCAGCGTGCGGTCGATCTCCTCCGTGAGCCGGTAGATGTCCTCCTCACTGCGCACGCTGTCCGCGCCGAAATTATTGATGATCTGGTAGCCGCCCCCGCCTGCCGCGCCGGGGCTCATCGCCTCCGCCGACGTCGCCGCCAGCATCTGCCCGCTCGTGTTTTCGGCGGTGGCCATCAGGGCCGGGAGCGCGTATTCCATCCCCGCCCCAATTCCCTGGATAAACGGCAGCCCGATTTGTTCCATCGCCTCGCGGGATGGGGAGCCGATCCCCAAAAAGCCCATCGCCGCATCCAGGGCAGCCTGTGCCGCGTCACGCGCTGCATCGCGGATGATGTCCACGCCCCTGGTGATTCCCCGCGCCATGCCCTCCAGGATGCCCCGGCCAACGGCTCCCCAATCGGTGTTGTTGAAAAAGTTCCTGATCGCCTCCCAGACCCGCTCGCCGATCTCCCGGATCTTGCTCCAGACCTCGTCCCACACCTGGCGCAGCTTTTCGCCGAATCCGCGCCAGTCCCCCTCGAACGCCAATTTGAATGCCTGGAACACCCCGGCGAATTGCGCGCCGAACCAACTGAATACCTCGACCGCCGTCTCCCAGATCTCCCTCGCCTTGGCCATGATCGCGTCGCCGTGCTCCGACCACCAGGCGGTGATCTTTTCCAGCGTGTCCAGCACGAACGTGCGCAGGCCGAGAAAGTCGCTCTCCCACGCCGCACGCAGGCCGGCCACGATGGCCACCGCCGCGATGAACACGGCGATGACGGGAGCCGCTGCCGTGATGATGCTCCACAGCGCAGGCAGCACGACGGCTGCAATCGCCGCGCCCAGGGCGATGAGCACGTCCTGTAGCTCGACGTTTTGCCCGATCCAGGCCGCGGCCCGCTCGACCCACGGCCCCACCACCTCCCACAGTTCCTGCACCTTTGCCACGACCGTACCGATCACCTCGCCCACCTGTCCGAGTCCGAACTCACTCAGCGTGGCCTGTAGTGCAGTCAGCGGATCGTTGCCGGCCAGGATGCCGGCCACGAACTCGTCGAAGAACAGCGTCGCCGTCTCCAGCGCAGGCGCGAGCGTGTTCTCAATGAAACTGGTCAGAAACGGCAGCACTTGTTCCGCTATGTGACCGAATGTACCTGTCAGGTTGTTCAGCACCGGTAGCAGTCCTACGCCGATCTGGTCCTTCGTGTCCTGCATGGTGGCCTTGAACCGTGCCATCTTCGCCGCCGCTGTCTCTGTCACGTCCGGCATGCTGGCCGTGTTTTTGGCCAGCTTCTCCAGCACTACGTTCATCATGCCGGCCTGGACCTGGCCCTTATCCAGCGCATCGGCCTCCACGCCAAACATTTCTGATGCCCGGTCCGTCGCCTCCGCTACCGACGCCTGGATACCCAGATTGTCCAAAATCGCGGGGCTCACCCGCCCGACGCCCTTGACCAGGCTGTCGAGCATGAAACCCATGTCCTGGCCGGTCCCCGCAGCGACTTTCCCCAGGTACTGCATCGCATCCGGGAGTTGCACGGCAAAGTCCGTGGACACCAACCCCGCCGCCTGGTTGAAACTCATCATCAGGTCGCGGTTGGAGACCATCCCGGCGCTGCCCTTTTTCAGCGCCGATAGCATCTCGTCCGCCCCACGCCCCGAGCTTTCGGCCAGGCCGTCGAACGCCTGGCTCAGCCCTTCCACCGGCGCGGCGTCCACCGTGATCTTGCCCAGCGCCACTCCCAGGCCGGTGACCGCGGTCGTGGCCACGCCGATGCCACCCAACGTGGCAGTGCCGAGCGCCTGAAAGCTCTTTCCAGCGCCGGCGGTAATTCGGCTGATCGCTGAGTCCACCTTGCCGCGCGCGTCGCTGAGATCGCCGTCCAGCTTGTCCAGCGTCCCACGTATCGCTACGTTCGCACGGCCCAGGTTCGCATCAACTCCCACGCTTCGCCTCGTTTATCTTCCGCACGTCGATCTTCTGCACGATCTCCCGGTGCTCGGCCCGCCTGCGCTCCAGTTCCTCACCCTTGAGCGCCTTCGCCTTGCCTGGAGCGATCAAGCGTTGCAGCGGTGGCAGCCGCTTGGCGCGCGATAGCGCCGCGATGTGCCAGGCCAGCCAGGCATCCCGGCGATGCTCTCGCTCCAGCCGGCAGGAGGATGCCTCGATGACTGCGTACGTCTCGCGCGGCGTCAGCGACCAGAACTCCAGCACGCCGACGCCGCACTTGAGCGCCGACTCCAGGAGCGACTGCCAGTCCAGTCGCTCCCGGCTCACGCGTTTGGGTCCTGGTCTCCCGTGCCGAAACTGAGCACGGCGCTCACGGCGTCCATCACCGCCACGGTGACCGCCGTGAAGCCGGCCTCGTCGAGCACCTCGAAGGCATCGTTGAGTGATACAGCGCCACCCTCTCGCGCCTCGCGGCGCGCGGCCTGCATCCCGGCCCGCAGCAGGTGTACGAGCTCGGTGACCCCGGCTGTGCCATCGGCAAAGCCCTGCGCCACGGCGATGATCGACTGCTTGAGCCGCGTCTCGACCTCCGCCAGTGCGCGATTCGTGAAGAGGATGCATACCTCGCGTTCGCCGGCCTGAATCGTCGCCTCTCCGCGTGCGCCGGGCATCAGCTCTCCAACTCCGTCCAGAAGCCGTCGATGGTCATCGAGATGCTGATCGCTCCTTCGCCCTGATCAGGGAAGCTCTCACTGAGAGCCGTGATCAGCGCGTCCGCCGTCTCGATGGTCGTGCCGTCGTCCTCGCGCGCCACCAGGATCAGTTCGCCATCGCGCATCGCGTCCCGCAACGCGTGATAGCCGTCGTCGGTCCAGACGTAGAGCGCATCCAGACTCAACGTCGACGAATATCGGCCAGGCAACACTCGCTTGGCGCGACTATCTTTCGAAGAGACGTCGATCTCCTCCGTCGCCTCGTCGAACGTCACGTCGCGCTGGGAGCCGACCGCCTCGTACACCGGCACGAGCGCCGTTCCCGTGTTGACCAGCAGTAGCACGTCACTTCCATTCATAGACATAGTTAGACCTCCTCAATCGTGAGACGGACCGATACGATCCGCCCGTACGCGTCCTGCCCGTCGGCCACTGTCGGTCCGGAGCAGTCCGCTATCACACACTCGAAATCCGAGATTGCCAGCGTTTGCCGGTGCAACAGCGCCCGCACCCGCTCGGCAATCGTCTCCACCACCACCGCGCTGCCCGTCGCGTCCGTGTAGCAGCGCACGTCCCGGATCGCCACCCGGCCCCGCGTCGTCTTCGTGTCGGACGGCGATTGCGCCACCTCGCCGGCGCTCACGATGTACGGCAGCACCGCGTCGCCTGGTGCCGGGTCGGTCGTAAAGATCGCCGGCTCGCCGCCGTACGTCGCCAGCAGCGCCGTCAGCGTCGCGTCCCCCGCCA